GTCCTGAATTCACCCTTCTTTCTTCAAAGAAGGATCAACCCAGCGTGGCTTGATGCTGGCGGCCACGGGGCGCCCAGAGCGTTCCAAGTGCTTCACATCAGCAAACGGCTTGTCGCCGGGCTTCAGGAAGAACTTGAGCAGAGCACCAGTATCTTCAAGTACTGTACGCTTGTACTTGTACTGGGGTACGTAGGCCTTTACAACACCTACGTGCTTGTGACGGTCCCACCTCTCGTAAGAGATAGGGCCATCCACAACTCGCACAAGACCAGGTGAATTCTCTCGGCCATCAGGAAAATGTGGCAACACCCTCCTGATGACGTCATCGAGATACTCACTAGTAGAAAGGAGTCCTCTCTGGTAACAGAGATTCCTCAGCTCCACGAGTGAAATCACCTCAGGAACGTCTGTGAGGCGGGTTGGGAACAACCTGCGGACCTTAACGATGGAAACATCATGGCCCGCAAAGTATTCCTTTCCGCAAGATTCCCTGAAGTTTCCTTCAGAGAAGCTTTTGTTCGGATTTACCTTGAAGTGATAAGCTTCAAGCGTCCGAACCACCTCATCGGCATGGTCTGTGGGGACAATGATATCGTCCCCGTAGACGCGCACCACGGAACCAAAAGACTTCAAGTCTTTGGTCCGTAACTGGTAACCTAGGCTCCTTTCGATCCCTACAAAGATGATGGTTAGAAACACCATCGTCTCGATCGGGAACGTCAGAGCCGAACCCATGGATGCGAACTTGGTGAGATCGATGATCTCACCTCGTACGTCAGCTCGTGTACTCCGGCAGGCCATCACTGCATCTTTGAGATCAGTGAAGCCATGAAGAAGCCACTCAACGAGCTGAATGGAGACCCTATCCGAAGCCTCGCTAAGATCTAGCGTAGCCAGGAGACCATGCACCGAACCGTCTCGAGCCATTCTCTGATTAGGAGTTTGGTCATCGAAACTGATGAATCTTGACGTGAGATTATCACGATTTACAAGTTTCATCAACGGAATTGCTACGGCCTGTTGTGCATATTGCATGCACGTAGGTTCGACAGCAATAATGCGTGGTGTCGCCATCGTCTTGGGGACAGAAATGACCCTCACGGGCATTTCATCCCCGGGTTCGAGGAATTCCACACGGTCCAATCTATCGTGATAACGATAGTTGGGAATCAGATAGTCCGAAGACGGAAATACTGATTCTAACCTGGTGTGCCACTGTTGCAGATTGTACTTAGCGTTTCCACTAAGTCGATCCGCTGTGGCCCCAGGCCCGTGTCGCGGCAGGAGATCGCCTCTTCTGACAGTTTCGTCGAGGAGAGACAGAATCCTACCAAAAAGCATGCGAGAGATGCGAGAAAACGCCAGATAATCAGTCTGGGTCCATTCGCTTTCTTTCGCCCGGAGTTCCTGCTCACACTCAATGTACCCTCGGAAAGCGTTGTTGGTCCGTTCTGTAGAACATTCCAACTCGACTTTCCCCAAGAGTCCGGTAAGTTGCCGGACCGCCCTGACAGCGTCAGGGATCGGTACATGGAGTAGGTTACCTGTAGTCCGATTGAAGATCAGGTCCATGAAACCTCCCAGAAAAACTGGGAGAGCACCGTCACGAGCGAAGCCCGTGAAATCGGTCTGGACTACCCGCTTCCTTGCAAGGGCTTTATCAAAGTCCTTCAGGAAAAGAGGGAGGGTGATCGTTAAGAACGATTCACCTTCAGTCTTCAATCTTCCTTCGACGAGCTTTTTGTCGAAGGTGGTGTCTACCGAGCATCCATCGCCAAACTCATCGGCGATGACCCTCCATAGAGCTAGCAACGCATCCATCGTGTTCCTTTCATATAGGGAGCGAGGAGTTGCATGCTCTGCGATCCACTGAAACCGGCGGCGGGACCCAGTACTTCTACTAGGCCCCGCCTGTGGTTTCATCTCGTCAGAGATGCCCTGAAAACGCCATGGTTTGATAACCATGATGTACGCCCGTAGGGCACCCTACCTATAGGAGGTAGGGCTCAGGACTCTCCACCGAGCAGCTTGGCGACGTTTGCGCCCGTGCTCGCTGAGAGGTTAGCCAAGAAGCCATCGACGATGGCCTTGGCAGCTGCCACATCATAGCCGGTCGGAAGATCGACGACGATGTAACAGGAAGCACTCTGGTTGACGTTCTGCCCCGAAAGGAGCGGATTGGCAACCAGCGTGTCGACCTCCAGGCGAGCCTGGTGACGCTGGCGCTTACCGTACTGGTGAGCGACAGAGAAGCGATGCGAGCGGTCGCTGGTAGCGAACCGACCACCATCTGCGGTGGAACTGGTTCGAACCAGCGACTTCGTAGCGCCGCTGATAGTCACCGGCTGTGGATCAGTGAACAAGGGTGTTCCTTACTGGAATGTCCGCGTACGGGACGGTTGTCACGCCCGGCTTATGCCGAGCGCGGAGAGGATGGCTAGTTGGCGCAGATTCAAATCTGTTCCAACCAACCCAAGAGAGAAAGGACTCTGCTCGAGTCGCCTCTTTCTAGTACCTGTCCAGGTACCAGTCATTGGCGGCTCCCATGTACCGATGGCCCCTGAGCCTCCGTTAGGCCAGAGGTCACCAAAACGGTACACATGGGCTACCTTGGTTTCTTCCATGGTATACCCATATCGCAGAGTGAGGCCATCCTGGGCAAATAGACCCACGTTCGTTAGAACGGGGCCTATGTTGAACACCCAGTCGATGAGCCAGGACCATGGAGTCAGATTCCAAACGACGTCAGGCGTGAGCCTAACGCCGAGTAGGTATCTGGCCTTCGCAACCATACCCTGAAAATCCGAATGATAAACATCTGGATCTACATGGTAGGTGAAGGCGCCGTCAAACCACACTTTCCTCTGAATGAGGGTAGTGTGGGTTGGTGCGGCTCTCCAGTTGACCCACTTGTTGATGTCGAGATAGGGCGGCGGATACATGTTGCCCGCGAGGGTTTCATGTTGAATCGACCTATCTACTGGGAACGCATAGTGTCGTCTCACAGTCTTTCCGCTGTCGCGGATCAACTGTTTGATGATCTTGTCAGAGTCCACAACTGCCTGAGCGGCAGAGCGGATATCACTGACAAGGGGAAGCCAGCCGAACTGAATATTAAGATATTCAGATCCAGCTGACTTCGCCAGATGCGTCCGGTTCTTCAGAGTAGCTGCTCCTACGATTGAAGGCATGCCTTCACGCAGGAGCTCTGCGAGACCGGTAACAGTGTCCGCAGCGGGCGCAGTTGGAGCGGACTGGCTGATAGCCATAGCTCCCTTTGCCCCTAGAACACTGTCTCCCAGACTGGGAACGAACTCGGCGAGGTCAATCCAAGTGCTTCCTTCTCGGAAAGCATTTGGTATGTCCGGGTTGCATGGGATAATATTGCCTTCCCATGTAACTAACGGGGCCCCGCCTGCCTGAACGATACGATCAACAGTATCGATCGGACGATTAAAACGGAAATCCGTCTTAATCGTGTCGAAGGGTCCCCCAACGGGACCCTTTCCCTTGCCTTTCGGCCAGGGATTCCCACGACTCCAAGTCATCTGCTTTGCTTGTGCCACCCGGTAAGTGCTAATGCCGGAGTCATAATCATACATAGAGTATGACGGACCCCATACGGCAGAATAGCTACTTGTCGTGTGGGTAGTGGCCCGGAGCTCTTTAAGAACCCTGGACCGCAAGCGCAATTCAGATGACAGTGTCTTTCCTTTCTCTAGGTGGATGCTTACCTAACGGTAGGCACCGGTGCCCCCTC